TTTTCACTCATCTGTACGAATCAAACTGGACTCAGGCAAGCAAATCCTCGACAAGCAAGGCTCGCCCGTGGGTATCAAGGTTATTGCGAAGACTATTAAGAATAAAGTAGCTGCGCCATTCCGGCGATGTGAGTTCGAGATTCACTTCGGTAAAGGCATCGTAGAACACGAATATGTATTCGATGTCCTCAGGAAGTATTGCTCTGAGAATGGTCCTGTCCAATATGACAAGGATCTTTCAGTAGAAATATCAGGAACAGGTGCTTGGAAATCTATTTGCGTAATTAAGAACGATACTGGCGAAGTCTTAGAAGAGAAGAAGTTCTACAAACCTGAGTTCAACACTATTTTCAAAAGTCCTCAATGGAACACCTATTGTATGAAAGTGTTCAATACTTGCTTTGCAGAATATATGGGTCGATCGTTAGAAGAAGCAGGTGACATCAATCCAGAGTCATACGAAGAAGTAAGACAAATTGCAATGGACATGTCTGCTCCTGATGATGCATTCAAAGATTTGTAATCCTTTGGTTAGGAAAGGTTGTAAAACCTGAGGGTATGCTGGTACAATACTAGTGTACCCTTTTTCACTTTCACACACAGGAGTCTTCTATGACAACGAGAGGTCCCGTACTTCTTATCGATGCTTATAATATATTCGCTAAGAACTACATCGTCAACCCAAGCCTATCATCCAATGGCGAACCCATCGGTGGTGCAACTGGCTTTATCAAATCACTTAGTGTCCTTGCAGATAAGCACAGACCATCAGAAATTATTGTATGCTGGGAAGGCGGCGGTTCACGTAGGCGTAGAGATATGTTACCTACGTACAAAGCCGGCCGTAAACCATTACGGCTCAATCGATCAGAATTGTATAAGAAAGATCTTGACTCTCCTGAAAACTTTCTATGGCAAGTCCAGCTTGCAATACGTCTTCTAGAAAACTTGCCAATCAAACAGATGTATGTAGATGATTGTGAAGCAGATGATGTTATTGGCTGGCTTTGCCGTCATAGGCTTAGAGAAGATGAAAGACAAATAGTCATCTGCTCTGCTGACCAAGATATGCACCAGCTCCTTCGGCCAAACGTAATTCAGTACAATAACAAAAAGACGATTACCCACGAGGATGTAGTAGCAAAATTCGGTATTAGTACAGAAAACTTTGTAACAGCTCGTGCATTTATTGGAGATAAATCGGATCGTATAGATGGTATCAGAGGCGTAGGTTTCAAAACTCTTGCACGTAAATTCCCGAAACTTAGCAAAGATGCATTTGTCTCAGTAGATGACATACTTACAGAGTGTAAGTTAAGGAACAGTCAGAAAAAAATGAAATTATACGAATCGATTATCGCCCAACCCGATGTACCCAAACTCAACTGGCGACTGATGTATTTGGACATCAGTAATCTTAGTGCAGAACATGTAAAACAGTTGAATTACCGATATGATAATGCACAGGTAGGCCGCAATAAGTTCGCATTTATCAAAACAATGGTCAAGGAAGGTCTTCACGTTCCTGGACATATCAATGCTGACTTAGTCTGGCTTCGTTTATCATCAATCGACAGGGAGTAATAATGACGACAAACCTCGCAATCAAAGAGGCAGGGCCTGCTTTGTTTCAACAATATGGGAAAGCCTTTCAAGAGAAAATATTTCAAGGACTTGCAATCGACAAAGATTGGGCCCAACAAATGCATGAGGTGATGAAACCTCATTACTTCGAATTAAAATATCTGCAATACTTGTGTGAAAAGTATTTTGAGTACTTCGACAACTATCGATGCTTTCCAACAATGCAACTTCTTATTCAAATGGTAGCTGGCGACCTAACCGGTGAAGGCTCAGACGGTATCTTGCGAAACCAAATCGTACAGTTTATACATCGCATGAGAGGCAATCCCCACCCAGAAGATCTTCCTTACGTAAAAGATAAAGCTCTTGACTTTTGCAAAAGACAAGCATTTAAAGAAGCACTTACCACGGCAGTCGAGCTGGTACAGGGAGACAAGTTCGAGTCAGTAGTAGACTTGATGAAACAAGCCGTATCAGTTGGCATGCCTCACTCTGTTGGACATGATTTCTTCGAAGACATTGAAGCTCGTTTTCAAGAGATTCAAAGAATTACAACACCAACAGGTCTAGACTTCTTAGATGAAAAAACTATCCTCGATGGTGGTCTTGGTCGTGGAGAGCTCGGCGTTGTTGTTGCACCAACTGGTTGTGGTAAATCTCATTGGCTTGTGCAAGTAGGTTCCGCAGCATTACGTCAAGGTCGTACAGTTGTGCACTATTCTTTTGAATTGTCAGAAGTTTTGGTGGGTAAACGATATGATGCGAATCTTACTAATATTTCAGTTAATGACTTGTTAGAGAACAAAGATAGAGTTAAAGATTTTTACGAAGATAACGAACTCGGTAATCTTATCATCAAATACTATCCTACAAGGACAGCTTCTGTGAACACGATCAGAAATCATCTAGAGAAACTTAAATTCCGTGGACATATTCCGTCTGTCGTAATCATAGACTATGCAGATGTTATGAGATCTACAAAAGCATATGAAGCATTACGGCATGAGCTTATGTTAATCTATGAAGAGCTACGACAATTAGCAGGTGATTTCAATGTGCCTATCTGGACAGCTTCTCAATCAAATCGTGCAGGTGCTAATGCAGACATGGTAGGGCTTGAAAATATGGGTGAAGCTTACGGTAAAGCACAAGTGAGTGACTTTGTACTCGGTCTTTCTAGAAAGCCAGAAGAGAAAGATAAAGGCTATGGAAGACTATTTGTTGCAAAGAATCGATCAGGTAGAGATGGTATGCAATTTCATGTGAAAATAGATACAGCGAGATCTAAATTCTCAAAAATGGATATGCAAGAAGTTGCCGACATGGATCCAAAGAACATAATGAAAAAGACTTGGAACGAAGTGAAGCGAGCCAAAAAGGAGTTAGACAATGGAGAATAAGTATTCGAAAGAAGAAGTGCATCAAGCCACCCTAGAATATTTCGATGGTGACGAACTTGCTACGAATGTATGGACAAGCAAGTACGCACTACGAGATCTAGAAGACAATTATTATGAGAAGACGCCAGATGATATGCATCGTAGGCTTGCAAAAGAGTTTGCACGTATCGAAGCAAAGTACCCTGAGTCCATGTCAGAAGATGAGATCTACAATCTTTTCAAAGACTTCAAATATATCGTACCACAGGGTTCTCCAATGTCGGGTGTTGGCAATCCTTTCCAGATCCAATCTCTTTCGAACTGCTTTGTTATCTCCTCTCCAGAAGACTCCTACGGTGGGATCCTGTATACCGACCAACAACAAGTTCAGATCATGAAACGAAGAGGTGGTGTTGGCTTCGATATATCCAACATCCGACCTCGAGGCAAGACTTGTGAAAACGCTGCGCGCACCACGGACGGTATAGGTGTGTTCATGGAGAGATTCAGTAATTCATGTCGTGAAGTTGCACAAGGCGGCCGTCGTGGCGCTTTAATGCTATCTATTTCCGTTCATCATCCGCAGGTGATGGACTTTATTCGGATGAAACAAGATCTTACAAAAGTGACAGGTGCGAATGTTTCAGTGCGGGTGACAGATGAGTTTATGGAAGCTGTCAAGAAAGGCTGGAAATACCAACAGCGTTGGCCAGTTGATTCTGAAGACCCTGAGATACATGAAGATGTTTGGGCGACAGAAGTGTGGGATGCACTCATCCAATGTGCACACAATAGCGCTGAGCCCGGTGTTCTATTCTGGGACACCGCTTTGAACATGACCCCTTCTGACATTTATGAATTAGAAGGGTTCGGCTCAACATCCACAAATCCATGTGGCGAGATAATTCTATCACCCGGCGACTCTTGTCGCCTGATGCTTGTAAACCTCGTATCTTTCGTGAAGAAACCATGGACAAACAAAGCAGAGTTCGAATGGGGTAAATACGCACAAGTCGTACAAAAAGGCCAGCGGCTTATGGATGACATGATTGATTTAGAAATAGAACAGATTGATGCAATCATTGCGAAAGTAGAGAATGACCCCGAACCTGATCGTGTGAAACGAATAGAAACAGAAATGTGGCAGTTCATCAAAGAACAAGCTATTCGAGGTAGACGAACTGGTCTCGGGATCACTGGGCTAGGTGATGCTCTTGCAATGTTAGGAGTACAATATGGAAGTGATGAATCAATCGACACTGTTGAAGAGTTCTATAAGTGGCTTGCACTTAATTCGTATGATGCGTCTATACAGATGGCAGAAGAAAGAGGTGCTTTCCCAATTTGTGACGTTGAAAGAGAAGAAGGACATCCTTTCTTGTCTCGAATAATTGACATATTCACGCCGCGACAAAAAGAGCGATACAATAAGTATGGCAGGCGCAACATTGCGAATACAACGACTGCTCCGGCTGGTTCAGTTTCTTGTCTTACCCAAACTACGTCCGGTATTGAGCCTGCCTTTATGTTGTACTACAAACGCAGAAGAAAGATTAACCCACAAGATGGGGATGTTCGTATTGACTTCGTAGATGACCTTGGAGACAAGTGGCAAGAGTATAATGTGTTTCACCATAGGTTCAAAGAGTGGTTAGAAAATGAGGGATATGATTATACAGCTTGGAAATTAGACGATCCTGCAGATGCTGTTGCTGCTAGCCCTTATTATAATGCGACTGCTAACGAAATTAATTGGAAGAATAAAGTGAATATGCAAGCTGCAGCCCAAAAATGGGTATGTCACGCAATTTCCAACACAACTAATCTTCCTGCAGATGTATCTGTTGAGACAGTGAAAGACATCTATATGATGGGTTGGGAAACTGGCTGTAAAGGAGTAACGATATATCGAGATGGTTCACGATCAGGTGTTCTTGTGTCTACTGAAGAAAAGAAAGAAGAAGGATTCTCTTCGAGACATGCACCCAAAAGGCCAGAAGCTTTAGAGTGTGACATCATACATACATCAGTTAAAGGACAAAAATGGGTCGTACTCGTCGGCCTTATGGACGGCAAGCCTTACGAAGTCATTGGTGGCGAGGCTGAGATGATTGAACTTCCAAGGAGAATCAAAAATGGCACTCTCACTAAAAGAGCGTTCAAAACAACTAATTCAAAATATGATCTTTCTATGGGTGACGATGATGATAAGCTTAACATTAAGGATGTCGTCAGCGTCTTTGCCAATGCAAATTATGCTGGCTATACTAGAACTATTTCTTTGGCTCTGCGTCATGGCGTGCCTGTCCAGTATCTTGTAGAGCAAATGCAAAAAGATAAAGAAGCAGAGTTGTTTTCATTCTCGAAGGTTATTGCACGATGTCTTAAGAATTATATAGATGATGGGACAAAAGCCAGTGAACAAACTTGCGCTAATTGTGGGTCGGAAGGTACGATCATCTACCAAGAAGGTTGTCAAACTTGTACTGCATGCGGGTTTGGAGCTTGCGGATAAATATTTGTAAATCTAACCCATTCCGAGTATATTATTGGTGAGCGCATTGCTCACCTTTAATTTTTCAACACACAAGGAGCCAATATGCATTGGACAACAAAAGTATCACCACTCATCAAAGATATAGAACTTAAACACTCACCTGTCATGATTAGAGTCAATGACTTTACAGAAGAAGCTGCAGCAGACTTCGCTGCTAAGATGGGAGTCGCACAAAACACAGGACAGCCAGTTATCCCTGTGATTATCGATTCGTATGGTGGCCAAGTTTATTCTTTGATGTCAATGATTGCTGCGATCAAATCATCTAAAGTTCCTGTTGCCACCATCGTCGAAGGCAAGGCAATGTCTTGTGGTGTAATCTTGGCCTCGTGTGGATCGAAAGGAATGAGGTACATATCTGAAGATGCTACCTTAATGATTCATGACGTCAGTTCAGGTGCCTTCGGTAAAAATTCTGAAATTCAAGCAAGTGCAGATGAAACTCGAAGGTTGAATGATAAAATTTATGACATTCTTGCACAGAATACTGGAAAACCGTCAAAGTGGTTCCACAAAAAGATAAACAAGCGCGGCCGCGCTGATTGGTTTGTAGAGCCATACAAGGCGATCGAAATCGGAATTAGTGACAAAATTGGTGTTCCAACTCTAGATATTAATGTCTCAGTAGACATCAATTTCGTAGAACCCGATACAAAATAAGCTTCTTCAGTATAATTAGATAGGAGTTTATTTTGGAGAAGGTCTATGGAAGAAATTTTTCGACAATGGATCGGTACACATCGAGCAATGATTGCTTGGTTTCACGCCGCACACCATGTTACCAAAGGCACAGGTTTTGGTGGAGACCATGTAAACATATATGGTCGCATCTATACAGAGTTAGAAGAAGACTTCGATAACATAGTTGAAAAAGGATTGGGTCTGACAGGAGATGAAACTCTTGCAGATCCTGTCGCTATTTTGTCATCTGCAGCAATTTCTTTGTCTAGGTGGCTACAACCTTCTAATCAATGCGCTGAAGTAATAGCGTGTTCAGCTTTTGACGTATCTAAAGAATATGTAGCATATTTAGATCAAACATACCGACGTATGGAGCATTCAGGCCAATTAAGCATCGGTTTAGATGATATGTTGATGGGCCTAGCTAATAAGTACGAAACGTATGTATACTTATTGCAACAGCGCACAAGAGGAATAGAGAAATAATGGCAGTAGATAAAGACTTCTATAACGAAGCAAGTGCATCAAAACTTGGGTGGGAACCTTCTTGGTTCATACCTGAGTATACTTTATTTGATCGTAAACTACAAAATGCGATTCGAGTGTTTCAACGAGAACATCGGTTGTTGGCCGATGGAATGTGTGGACCTACGACATATCGTCGTATCCTCGCACATGTTGAATCACAACAGGAAATGTTGGCCATCACGCTAATGCCAGAAGGATCCGATGTTCTTTGGTATCATGATAAGCCAATTCAGATCGATTGGCCAAAAGATAAGGTTCTAACGTTCAAAGATGACGTGTTTCCTTTTCAAGTTTCTAAGGGGTTCACAAAGTACACGAAGAAGCGTACTATAAAGTCGTTTGTGAACCATTGGGATGTGTGCCTTAATGCCAAAACGTGTGCAAAAGTACTTGCGAATAGAAATGTATCTGTACACTTCTGCATTGACAATGATGGAACAATTATCCAGCTTCATGACATCAACGATGCTTGTTGGCATGCCGGCAATCGGAAAGTAAACCATAGTGGTGTAGGCGTTGAGATCTCAAATGCGTATTATCCAAAGTACCAAAATTGGTATAAACGTAACGGCTTCGGTGAAAGGCCAATAATGTCAGGTGCATTGGCCCAAAATAAACCATTGGATGACTTTCTTTGGTTCTATCCCGTACAAATCGAAGCTTTGAAAGCTTTGTGGAAAGCAATCCATGAAGGCTGCGGCGTTCCATACGAAGCACCCAAAGAAAAATGGGCATACGATACAACAGCAGCTAGTGGAAAATTTAAAGGATTTATGAGTCACTTCCATTGTTCTAAGAAAAAGATAGATGTAGGTGGACTAGACATAGAAAAGTTATTAGGAGAACTTAAATGATATACAGTGGTCACAATATAGCTAGAAACCTTCTGTCAGAATCAGACAGTAGGCATTTGGCTAGAAAATATAGAGATACCGGCTTTAAATCTACAGATTTGGTTGTATTGAGAGAAGCTTATAATAGAATCCCTATGGACAATCAGCTGATAAGAGAATACAAGCTTGACAGAAATGAAGTCATGGCATTGCAGATTATCTCAGAACAAACAGGGGAGGATCCTGAAGAAATTTTACTCGAATTCTTTGGAGCAATCAAAAAACTTGGAAAAGCCGTAGGCGCCGCTATTGCATCTCCATTCAAAGCAGTTGCAAAAGCAAAGAAGGGTAGAGATCAGGGGGCTACAATGTGGCAATCTGTGAAATACGGTATGACTGAACTTCCTCAACTATTCAAGCATGGTACTCATTTTGGCCAAGGCGAAGCTACTGAAAAAGCAACCAAAGCGTATCAAAAAATATTGAGTGATTTTGAAAAACATTCAAACCAGTATTTGCAAAAACTCACAAAAGCAGCCAAAGAACTTTCACAGTCTGATTTTCCAAACAATGCTCGTCCGGAAGATTTTAGAATGATGCTTATGGGAAAAGAGAAATTCGCAGATGTAGAAACAGACGGATTGGGTGGTTTACTCGGCGCGATGCTTGACATAAAGCAACAGCAGCAAGAATACGTAAATTCCGGCGGTGATAAGAAGGTCGCAAATCAAATCATAGGTCGCATGCGAAAAATGTTGCAATTTTACATGGGTGAATTGCATGACACATATCAAAGTCTAGAATCAAAAAATAGATACGATCGGCCCTTAGTGCGTAATTCTACTGCAGTAGCTTTGATGGACCTTTATTATGACAGCGATTATTGGTACAACCAAGTATGTGAAGGAATGTACGATAAGAATGGCCTTCTAGTTGAAGCTCATGTAGAAGCTCAAGAAACAATTGTAGAAGATCCTGAAGACCAAAAAGCATTAGAAGCTGCAACAGATGGTAAGTCAGAAAAAGAGATTGCTCAAGCACTTATGAGTGATGAAGGCCTTGAAGGACTATCAGACAAACAACTAAAGAGTATGCAGATGGCAAGTGGTGTCTTACGACCTTTGTTGATCGGATGTTTGGGCGCCGCGATTGCTGCACTCGGTATTGATATGGGTGGTAACGCACTTGGAAACTTTGAAGAGTCACAAGCAGTTAAAGATATGATGTCATCTCTGGAAGGTGAAAGAGTTGGTACCATAATCAAGACTGTTCCTAAAAAACTGGCTGAATATTTTGACATTGTAGATGTGAAGCCCGGTGAGGGAGTGACTCAGGTGTTCGGCCGTATCGGTGGTTTCACAGACGCACAGGTTCAAGATATGAGCATGGGTGATTTTCTTGCGAAGATGAAAGAATTGGGAATGAATCCTGAAACTATGGAAGGTTTGATGGCAGATCCTGAAGCGGGGTTCAAGTTCTTAGAAACAGCAAATCCGGATGCAAAAGTTGGTACGTTTCTTCGAGGTGTTACTGAAATTCAAAACTTGGAAGGTGCAGGCGTTGATGGAATCGGTCATGAAGAAATAACAAAACTATTCAACAAAGATTTAGTAGGCGATTATGATCCTCGAGGATTTATGGATGATGAAGGAGAATGGTGGGAATGGGGCAAATCTAATGCACCCTTAACGCCAGAGACTGCAGCAGAAGCCAAAATAGAATTGGCTAAAGCAATTGAAACAGAGCATCCTGGCGTGATTGGTGCAGGTGATCATCCACTTTCGCTTTCTACAGGTGTCGGCCCTAAAATTGTTAAAATAGCTGGAAAAGCTGCAACAAAATACGCAATCAAATATACTGCTAAAACATTTGCTGCAGGAAAAGTTTCTGGCATGATCGGAGCTGCTGCACTGCCCACCCTCATTGCAACTGCTGGAGTCGGTATAGCTACGTCTGGCGTTGCTATCGCAGCTTTGAGAAAGTTTGCGAAGAATAGAAAGAAAACAGTACAAGCAGCGATTGACTTACTAGATGACATCAAGGGACCAATCGGAGGCTCCATCACAACAGATCCTGAACTCCAAAAGAAAAAAGGTGGCCCTATGCCAGATCCTGGTCCCGACGATGAAGTACAAGGTATAGCTGATAAACTACCATTGGATTTGTTTACAAGGTCACTGAAAGATAAACCATACGATTATGACAAAGCAGATGAATTGGCTGACGAAGTTTTTAAAGATCCAGAAATGATGGCAGGCCTTGTTCAGGATACTCCTCCAAAACCGCAGAACTTGACTGCAGGATATAAAAGAGAAATTCAAGTTATGACCGAAGAACTTAGAAGATGGAACCAATTAGCTGGCATATTGAGTGAAGACATGGATTATGATCAATATGCTACCAAGATAAACCAAATTGCTTCAGACTCAGGCCTTCCGGAATTAAATGATGCCCAATTAGGCATAGGTGCCCAAGCATTGAATGTCACTCGAGGTATTGGTGATGTAAAGAATTTGCCAGACAAATTTGCAGAACAGGAATTCGAACAAAAAATAGATGAACTTGAAAAATTAATAGAGTCTATGAAACTAGAGAACAGCGAAGCAGTTAGGGCAATGCTCGATACGCTTGCTGGTAAAGTAGGTCTGGACCCTTCGAACTACAAAGATCTTGAAAACGACGAATACATGGCAAAACTTGGAGAGACTTGGAACAACGACCAAGCCGCTTGGGAAGATGCTATGGAAGAAGTGGAAGCGCTTAAAGGAAAATTGGCTGCTGCACAGGAAGGCCTAGATGAAGCAGAAGCAACAATAGTCCAGCAATCAGCCGAAATCGCACAACTCATGGATGAAAATGGGCATCTAATCGCTAAAAACAAACGAGCAAAAGATGCACTCCGAAGAGCCCTTGACCTTGCAAAGAGAAAAGATATAAAAATTGGCGATTTACAAACCGGTTTAGATCAAGCTGAAGAGCTAAACAAGATGAAAGACAAAGAAATTGCAGATCTAGGAGGTGAATTAAGCAACGCTCTAGAACAAATTAAAAACTTGCAGGATAGAGAAAATGAACTAAATAGCCGCCTTATTGACATCCGCACACTTTATAGGGTTTTTGCATCCATCGGAAAAGGTAAAGTCAAAGCTAATGGAGAATACCAAACAGGTGATGCGAAGACAGAATTCAACACAAAGCATGCTGCAAAGACAAGAGACAGCCGAATGGCAAAAGTTGCTAAGACTTTCAAACAGCTTGGAAAGCAGTATCCTGCTTTGAAAGACACGGGTGAAATTATACAGCGATCGATTGATGCAGGAGTAACAAGCGCAGATTCTGGATCCGGCCAATTTTCAAAAGGTTCGAAAAAAGATGATATAAAAAGAAAAGGTGGAAATTTTGGGAAACAGAAAGAAGCTGCTTGGCATAGAGGTACCCTCATGAATGAAAATATACACAAAAATTCAATGCTGTCCTTGCTTGAGTCTATCTCTGATGAAAACAATCATTATGACGTAATGGCGTGTGAAGCAAATCTTGATTTGCTTGAATCGGGAAAAGAGGTGATGATGTCAGAAGAAGAATATGTAGAGTTGAAAAGCTTTTGCGAATACGAACAACTAGATTACGTATTCGATGTTCAGGTGTACGGAAACGGTGTAGTGGTTAGGATTATTGACGACTATAACGATTACAAGCACTACTAATCATTCTGCGAAATTAGGGTATAATAGTCTATTATCAGGAGATATGACTATGATTATCGATGTGCCCGTATTATTGCCAAACAATATGAAGACACCAAAAAAGCCTCCATTCAAGTATGCAGGTTCTAAAGCCCGAATGCTCAAGAAATATGCAGCATCGGGCTTTTTAGTACAAGAACCAAAGATGTTTGTCGACATGTTTGCAGGTTCCGCTCAAGTTGCTTATTGGATAAGAAACATTTATCCAGACATTCCTATCGTCATTAATGACTTAAATAGTGAGTTATTGCAGCTTTATGATGTAATGATGAATCACACGAAAGAATACCAAGCATACGGCCGGGATTTGTTGAAACCATACCTTGCAATCACGCCACCACCAAAGCCACAGATCTCACCAGAGCGAAAAGAGTATTACTACTCACTTCGTCAACGATACTGGGACAATGATTTCAAAAATAAAGTTGAAGAAAGCGCGCTATTGATGTTTATGATGCGCATTAACTTCAATGGTTTCTGGGGACAGTCTAAAAAATACCCGGGCAGGTATGCTACAACAGCTGGCAACATGTGGTGGAAAGAAAATTGGTTCAAAAAACTAGAAGTCCAAGAGCTAGAATTTATCAAGTTCTTAAAATCGTGCATTATTACGAAAGAATCGTACGAAAATACGATAAAATGGGCAGATGACAAGGTTTGGATGTATGCAGACCCGCCATATCGACTATCAGCCGAAACTTATCGCGCTGCTGGCGAGTTTGATGATGATAATCAACTAGAATTATGCGAATTAATGAAAGATTGTCATAAACGTGGTTGTTTTGCTGCTCTATCCAATAGAGAACATCATGATGGGTCGCAAATTTCTTGGACAATGGCACCTTCCGGACGAAAATGGACAGAAGGTGGCTGGTTTGGTGATAAGTTCGATGATAACTGGACAATGCACATGTTTATGGGTCACAAATACACCTCCGGACGAGTAGATAAAGAAGGTTGTCTTGCAACCGAAATACTTATTAAAAACTACTAGTCGACTTGGTATAATACTCTCAAAAGGAGAACGAATGGAAAACAAGATTGATATATATGGCGACAACATAGGCTCAGTCGAATACGTAGAACACATGGGATCAGATCTTTCTATCGTAAATAGTGCGAGAGTGTCGTTTGGAAAACATAAAGAAGAACTTGATGGGAAAGATAAGAAGCTAATTAAGTATCTTATCAAGCATAGGCATACTTCTACATTGGAACACTGCCTTGTGACCTTTCGTTTCAAAGTTCCTCTATTTATTCGTTCTCAACATCACCGTCATCGTACCTGGAGCTACAATGAAATCTCAAGAAGATACACAGAAGAAAACTTACAATTCTACGAACCCAAAACCTTTCGTACCCAACACAAATCTAATCGACAAGCTTCAAATGTCGATGAGCTCGATCCAATTATGGGTTACTTCGAAGATGGTGGACCCAATCATGCAAGTGCAGTTATTAGAAGTCACCATCGCAACAGCGTTAGTCTATACAACGGTTTGATGGAGAAAGGAGTTTGTCGAGAACAAGCAAGAGGTGTTCTGCCGCAGAATTTGTATACCGAATATTACGGGACAGTCAATCTCAATAATTTGATCAAATTTATTGAGCTTAGAACGCACGATGGTGCGCAATGGGAGATTCAGCAAGTTGCGCGTGCCTGCCTATCAATCGTAGAAAACCTATGGCCGGTTGCGATCGCATCGTATCGAGAAATACGAGATTTATCTTAAAGATTAGCATACTTATAGATACAAACGTTATGTTAATTTAGAGTGGGTTCCAAGATAGCGCGCAATTTACGGAGACCTACAATGACCGGTGATCAGAATGGATGGGGCGAATACAGTCGCCTTGTATTAAAAGAATTAGAAACACTTGCTAAAGGGATAGAGGCACTTAAAGTTCAAATGGGTGATTTGAAATCAGAGATAGCAGAACTCAAAGCAAAAGAAGACAAGGTGAAAGAACTTTCAGCTTGGAAAGAAAGAATTGATGAAGTAGCATCGCCTACCCAATTCAAAGAGATGCAAGAGATGGTGAAGAAACATGAACTCTTCAAAACAAAAGCCATCACGATGTTTGCAGTGGTACAAATAATGATGGCAGGATTAGTGACAATTCTTAAGTTCTTTATCTAGTGAACAACATAATTAGAATCGTGAGCATTGTAGGTGACACCATAATTAAATAACGTCCTGTGTGACAGGACACCGAGAATCATCTGGCAGTTTGCAATCTCCCTCTTTTGTTTTGTATAGTTTACAGTCTCTGAGTATAATAGAATTGTATAACACACAATCACTCGGAGGAATTATGCCTGAAGGCCCTGAAGTCAAAAGAACCGCAGAAGGTCTCGCTCGTGCGATGACTAATAAAACCATTACAAACGTAGAAGTTCTTACTGGACGGTACATCAAAGAGCCGCCTGGTGGTATCGATGATTTCAAAGCATCTTTACCTATTAAAGTTGTAGGAGCAGGTTGTCATGGCAAGTTCATCTTTGCTCTTTGCACGAACGAGACGTATCTATGGTCCACTCTTGGAATGACTGGATACTGGAACTCAGATGGTGGCAAGTACGAAAGGGTTCGATTGGATTTTAGTGATGGATCAAAAGTGTATTTCAATGACATGCGAAATTTTGGCACTATGAAGTTCGTAAAAGGCAAACATGAGATGATGAAGAAGCTCAAATCACTCGGACCAGACATGCTTGCACAAGATGTACCAACTCACGTGTTCAAAGAAGCGTTGATGAAAAGACCCGAATGGTCTATCGCAAAAGCTTTGATGAAACAGTCTCTTGTTTGCGGAGTGGGTAACTATATAAAGGCTGACTCATTGTGGCTTGCAAAAATTTCTCCAAAACGAAAAGTAAAAGATATTACGGACATAGAGTTTGCTGATCTAAACGAAGCAATTAAAAGAGTAATGCGAACATCATACGAATCAGGCGGTGCTACAATCGCTTCTTATCAAAGTTTCGATGACCAACCCGGGTCATATACCCAAAAGATGGTAGTCTACGGCCAGAAGAAAGACCCTGAGGGCAACGACGTAATTAAAGAAAAGACAGATGATGGCAGATCGACTCATTGGGTGCCTAAGGTTCAGAAATGAAAGTAGGCTCTCGAGTGAAGCATTCGAGATTGGGAGAAGGCATCGTGATTGATTTTTGTAAATATGGAGGAGTACTAGTGGATTACAGTAGTGATACCGGCATTTTAGTTCGTGTTTCCCATGTGTCTTCTTTGGAGACATTAGATGAATAAGAAAGAGAGAGAAGCCATGGAAAAGAAGATCAAATCTGTAGAGGAAACTATCGCCATCTTGAAACATCAGGAAAGTAATCTTTTAGAAGCCATGTGTCATCATTCATATGATCACAACGAAGCAGCCATAAAGAAATGGGTGCACGAAATTTTCATAGGATGCGATTACATCGTTAGACTCGAAAATTCTATAAAGATAATGAAACAGATATTAAACGAAGGAAAGAAAGGTGATGGCAAGAATAGATGATACATGGCCTGCTGGGATCCTTGTGCCAAAAAGAAATTTTGTATATATTCCTATACCTAAAGTTGCGTGCACATCGATCAAAGCAAGGATAGCGAAGTTAGAAAACAAACACTTGTTGAATAATGATCCTCATCAGACACAATTTCAAACTATCTCTTTAGAAGCTACGTATAATTCGCCACTTCCGTCATTCGCTTTTGTAAGACATCCAGTTGATAGATTATACTCTTGTTGGAAAGACAAAGTGAGCCAGAATATAACAAAAGAATTTTCAAGATTTCCGTTCTATTCTGGCATGTCTTTCAAAGATTTCGTCGATGTGGTGAAGGACATACCAGATGATGAAGCCGATGGACACTTTAGATCGCAGTATGCATACGTGTACCATAGAAGCTTCAAAGCTGTCACGTACGTTGCGAAATTGGAAAACTGTGAGGAAGAATGGCGCAACATTTCTGACTGGCTGAAATTGCCTTATGCACCGTTAGAAACAAGAAATTCAACAGGCACAAGACAGCCAATCTCAAGTGCTCTTTTGGAACTAATTCATGATAGGTACGAAATAGATTTTAATAAATTTAATTACGAGGTAGATTATGGCAGAAAGAAAAAAGACTGATAAAGATGGAGGGTCAGGGGTAGACCTTATAGACAAAGAAAAAGCAAAAAACAAAGTAGAGCCACCAAGGAAATACAAGGTCGTGTATCACAACGACGATTACACGCCGATGGAACTTGTGGTTATCTCATTAGTTGCGATATTTCATAGATCAAATACAGATGCTTTTCAGATCATGATGCATGTTCATGAAAAAGGAAAAGGAATAGCCCAAGGTGGTTTATCTAGGGAGATTGCCGAAACAAAAACAAATCGTGTGGTACAATGGTTTAGAGAACAAGGTTATCCATTACTCGCAACATTCGAACCGGAGGAATAAAATGAGCGAACAATCAAAAACATTCAAATTCGATGATTCAGTCATCTCAACAATCGCAAAAACTTTACAACTAGCACTTCTTACAGGGACTGACGTTGTTGATAATTTAAGACAGATTGAAGTCACAGAAACTACTGATGGTTTATTGAGCGTGACCCCTAATTACAATAGTCACTTTGAACACTGGGTGGCAAAGATGTTAGAAGAGGTAGAGGCATTACAAAATTCTACAACTAGCACACAGGAGGGGCAAGGTCTCTTCGAATAGGAGATCTAATGTCGCTATCACGAAGACATAAGCGTAGACTAAAAGAGCTAAGCCGAATGATTGAATCGACCATTCTTGTCAAAGACGAGATGGTCGAGATTAATTTGGAGTATGCGAAAGAAATAGAAGAATTTATCTCGTTGATTGAAAAACAGCAAACTTCTAAAAATATTGTGAACTCTACGGCCAGCTCCTCCTCGGTAGTAGTATTATCCAAAGAAAATGATCGATCACATTCGCGGAAAACCGAAGAAACTACGGGTGAACACCAATCAAGTTCGAATTGTGAACGAATTAATATTCACGATGATGATACACCAGCGTGGGCAAAACATCTTTGGAAGAAAATAGCGCTTAAGTGCCATCCGGATCGATTAAGCTTTCTAGAGCTAACTAGTTTAGAGATAGCTAAAAGACAAATAATGTTCACGCAAGCTAGAGCCGCTTATACCAATCGAGATTGGAAGAAATTATTATATTATGGGATAATATTAGATGAATACATAGACGACTTAATAATGTCTGAACAGTATCTAATGCTTGAAACGCAATACAATACTGCTGCAGCAAAAGTTCAAGACATACAGTCGTCCATCGCATGGAAATGGGGTACAGATTGGAAAAATCTGCAGATGAGAATCCAGATAATAACTGCATGTTGCCAAAATAAAGGTTTAGTCCCTCCAGACCGTAAAAAGCTCATGAATATGTTGATTAAATTCGAACTAGATTGAGCACGTTCGGACAAACTCCGCTGAAAACCAGTTAAATTAATAGTATACAGCTATTAATAAAGGAGTCAAAATGAAAGAATATGAAAAACTGCTAGACAAGATGCACTTCGAAATCGGATCGACACTGATGGACAATGACGTCAGTCGAAAAGGTCTCGGTGGCATCGAACCTCGGCCAGAGTCAGAGATCTTGCGATCAAATCGCAGAACATACATGAACTTAAAAGTGATGATGTTACGTCTAGAACGTGCACTATACGGAGAGCAATCTTATGAAGAAGATGAAACAGAGATTTCCGATCGGGACACTCGTAAAAGTAACGATACCAAGAGTAGGAGAGAAACCGCACGTACTCCTCGGATTGGTGATTTCCCATGTTAATTGGACGGGGCTTACCGACAGCGAGGACAGGTGCGAGGTGTTCTTTGGCCCAAATCCTTGGATGCCTCACACACATATTGTCCCGATACAACCGGGCAGTCTCAAATCAGTTTCTCGCACATACACCAAAGGAGGTTAGATGAGCAAACATTATATACCCATTCCACTCACACAAGCGATCAAAGATTATTCAGATCAAGACCTTATAGAGGTTATCTCGACAACAGAGTTCCGCCTAGAAAAAAATAGGCACGAAGTGAACGAAGCGGCATTGTGTCTATATGATACAGCCAAAACAGAATGGTTCGCTAGACACGGTGGCAAACCTTGCCCCAGAATAATCGCAACAACAGAATTTATATTCGAAGGAGACATCTATGCGGAAACGTATTAAAAGAAGAATCAAAGGAACTGCTAATGCACTCTTTATCGGTAGCGCCGCTTGCATATGCATTTATGGGACACTCGTCCTTTGCACAGCTAAGTCAATGCTACGAATGCAAACTGCTCGAGTAGATTTGTAAATGCACATAACACACATTACAATACTCATACGACCAAGGAGAAAAAATGAGTAAAACACCCACAAAATTCGTAGGACTTCACGCACACGATGGTTTTTCAACCTTCGATGGCTTGGATTATCCTCAAGACCATATCGACTTCGTAAGGGAGAACGGTATGAACGCACTGGCCATCACGAATCATGGCCACATGAACTCTTTCGCACATGCGTACCTTCACGTGCAAAAACTAAACAAAGCTGGAGCGAACTTTAAGTTTATCCCGGGATGTGAGATGTATGTCCATCCTGACTTACAAACGTGGCAACTTCAATATGATCTTGCGAAGGCTACTAAGAAAGGGAACGAAGTCGAAGTTCAACGAATCAAAAGTTTGTTGACCAATCTTGATACTCCTCTTAGTGCTTCGATTGCCAATGAAGTAGTCGAAGGAAGTGATGATGAAGAAGGCCTTACGATTGAGAACGAAGAAGAAACCAAGTCTGGCAAATTCTATGATCCAATCAAAAGACGTCATCACCTCGTAGTACTTCCCACTTCCTCTATAGGCTTGCAGCGATTGTTCCACTTAGTTTCGAAAGGATACCAAGAAGGTTTCTATCGTTTCCCCCGTGTAGACTATCGGATGTTGAAAGAAGCTTCCGAGGGTGGTCACATCATCGTATCCAGCGCCTGTTTGGGTGGCCCTCTATCCTACGAAGTGTTTCGACACTTTCAAGACAAAGGCTTTGATGATCTTGTACCTGAACTTCTCGATAGTGACGAAGTAATGGAAAATGTGATGGCAAGCGTAGCAAATGGTTATCGTGACCTTGTCAATGCAGTAGGAGTCGATGGAGTTTATCTAGAACTTCAGTTCAATAAACTTAACGCACAACACCTTGTGAATCGTGCTCTTATTGAGTTTGCGAAACGCAATGATCTTATTGATAAACTTATTGTTACTTGTGACTCTCACTATTC